GCTTCCCTTTCAAGGGTTTGGAGCTCTTGCGCACATGCGGCACAGAGGGGTTCACCATACGCGCGGTGCGTGCGGATGGCGTCTGGGGATGCCCAGTGTTTCTCCTCCACTCGGGTGAGTGCGGAAGTGTAGTCGGCCGCAATACCGGCGGCCATGGTGTGCCCGTGGTCTCTGCCCAGCCCGTACTCACGGTTCCGCCGGGCCATGAGGGCCAGCCGGTCGGCCGCCTCATTGCCGGGGGTGCCGTTGTGGCCGCGCACGTGCCTGAGGTGGAGGTCAGCTATCTTGACCTCCCGGGCCACCCACCGGGCAAGGTCGCGGAGGGCGCCGCCTACGGGGCGGCCGGGCTTGTGGCCGTGGGTGAGGATGCGGAGCTCAGCCTGCACCAGCCGGATGGCGTCAAGGCTGTCGGTGTAGACGGCGGCGCGGTCCATGCGGTGCCCGGTGCTGAGGGCGTGTTGCAGGGCGGCCTTGAGGGCCCTCAGTTCGACGTACTGGATGCTGGCCTGTGCGGCGCCCACCTGATGGTGGGTGAAGCCGGGCACGGGGCCCTCCGGGGTGATGAGGAGCCACCCCAGTCCCGCGGTCGTGGACCGGCCCAGTGAGCCGTCAGCGAAGATTTCCATGATGGTGCTCATGCCGGGACCTGCACTCTCGTGTGGCGGGGGTGGTAGGTCATCTCGTCCTCCGGGGCGGGGATGGGGTAGACGGGGCGGGCGGGCTTGGTGGCCCGGGTGCGCTGGTCAAAGAGGCCGCCGGGGCTGAAGTAGCAGTCAAGGCACTCCGGGCCGGTGGCGCGGCTCTCCTGCACCCCGCATTGGGTGCACATGGGGCGGGTGTGGCCGCCGAAGAGGGTGGGGTGGTCCAGCCAGCCGTCCACCTGCTCCTCCCCGGCACAGTCCTCGCATTGGCGGTAGGGGCCGGGGACGGCGTATTGGTTGCAGTCCATGCACCAGTAGGTGCGTCTGCCTGATCTGCGTGACATGGGGGCTCCTCGGGGTTCGGGTGCCGCCGGGCTGGCGGCACCCCCCGAGTCTACATAACCCGGGTTAGGTTGTCCAGCCCGGGGCCAAAACGGCCTGTAACGTGGGCGCGTCCGAGGGGCGCCACACGTACGTCTCCCACCCGGCGCCCGCCATCACGGCCAGCCATTCATCCTGCTCCGGGGTGGTCTTCCCCGTCTCCCGCTTGAGCTCAATGCCGAGGGTGCGGGTGCCACGGATGGCGGTCAGGTCAGGGTACCCGGCCCGGATGTTCTGGACGGCGCCGTTCTTCCCCGGGCGGTTGTCCGGGGCGTGGTAGTAGTGCCAGCCGTTGAGGCGGAGCATTGTCTCTACGGTCTTCTGCCACTGCGCCTCAGTGACCGCGCGCAACTGGTGGTCACGCGCGGTCAGCCGGGGGGCCATCAGACGGCCATCTTGGCGATCTGGCGCTTCGCCATGTCCTCGTCAAGGTCCACCTCGATGCGGTCAGACTTGCCGCCGATGCTGTAGCCCCTCAGCTTGCCAGCCTTCACCAGTTCCCACGCCCACGGCTCCCACTGGACGCCGAGGAACGGGGTGTTGGCGGGGTACCGGTACTTGGTGACCGTGCCGTCAGCCTTGGTCAGGGGGACCTCCACCTCAAAGGGCCACGTCATGGCCTCCACCCACTCACCGGCGACGATGGAGCGGTCATGCTGAAGCCGGATGTCACGGTCAGCGGTCTTCACGTACCCCCACAGGGCCTTTTGGAGCTCACCCGCGTCGGTGAACTCGCCGTGCGCGTCCACCTGATCCGGCACGTACCACGGGCCGAGGGTGAAGCGGTCCTCAGTGACCTCACCGACTGCCTTGGTCAGGTCAGGCAGGTACGCCGTCGCCACGTAGGCGGCGCTGTCCCAGTTCTCTGAGTCCTCCACAAGGTCGAGGGTGTAGCGGTGGGGGCCGACGCACACGGTGAGGGCGTCAAGGGTGATGCCCACGGGGGCCACGCCCACGGCCGGGGTGCCCTGCTCCCGGGGCACGTAGGCCACGGTGATGTGGGGGCTGTAGTCGTACTCCGTGGAGACGGGCAGGCCTGCGCCCTTCAGGGCCTCCACAAGGTCAGCCTGCAGTTGCAGGAGGCCGGGGAGGTTGACGCCGACCCACAGGGGCTCCACCTCCGCGTCGGGCTTGCCGGTGAAGCGGCCGAAGCCGTTGAGGGTGCCAATGATCTGCAGGTGCCGGTTGCAGACCTCACCGACGACGCCGACGAGCTTGCGTGACTCGTCCGGGGACATGGCGCTGGCTTGGCCGAGGAACGCGAGGGTCAGGTGAAGGTCCTGCATCGGCTCACCGCCGGGCACCGCGATCATCTCCGCCACGTGCCGGGGGAGCATCCACGCGACCATGACGCCGGTGGGCGGGGCCACGCTGATCTGGACGGTCTCAGCGTCGTAGCCGATGGTGGCGGCGTCCCACGACTTGTCCACGGCCTCGATGAGGTCAGGGGCTCCGGCGGTCTTCAGGAACTCCCGGGCGTCAGCCGCGGGGAGGGTGATGGTGCGGTTCACTTGGTGTCTCCATTCTTGGCGGCGGCGCGCCGTTTACGTGCGAGGTCTGTGCGGGCGGCCGCGAAGCCGCGGGCCCATGCGGTGCACTCATTGGCCATGGTGCGGTAGGGGTAGGGGTTGGCGGTGCGGGGGAGGCCGCTGTTGTACGCCTCGTACCCTGCCGTCTCCGCCCTAGAACGTACTGCGGTCACTGGTGGCTCCTAACGTGCCTTGGAATCCTGCCCGGCGGACGACCTCTGCGGCCTTCGCGTCGGAGGGGGCTTTGAACATGTGGTACCGGTAGCTGGTGAACGTCTGCCGCCCGTACTGCTCCCAGTAGGCAATGAGCTCCTCGGAGGCGAATTTCTTGGCGGTGGCGACGGGGCCGGTGAAGAGGCTCTCGGAGGTGATGCCGCGGCGCTTGGCCTCATCCTCCATTTTGCGGTTGATGAAGTTGCCCGCGGTGTGGTCGAGGGCCCGGGCGTACGAGGTGGAGACGTAGGCGTCAAACTCCTCCGCAACCTGATCATCACGCGAGAGCTTACGCTCTGCCCGTTTGGCCGGGTTGGTGGCCGGGCTGTCATCGAAGTGGTAGGTGCCCCAGCCCACGCTCTCCGGCTCAGGCTCAGGAACGAAGGCGGCCGGGATTTCCATCTCGGCCTTGTGGTCGATGGCGGCGAAAATGGCGTCGAGGGCGTCAGGGTCATCCCCGTACTGCCCCACCATGTCCATGAGCTCGTCCTCGCTGTGCCGGGTGAGGGCGGCGAGGCTGAAGTCACGCCCGGCGGCGGCCGTGGGCGTCTGCGCGGCCATGGCCATGCTGTGGGCGTCACTGGTGAGGGTGGCGAGGGAGGGGCCGCCGACCTGCACCCGGATGCCCTCCACGTCCGTGGGCTTGGAGGGGGCGCTCAGGCGGCTCTCGTAGCCCGGGGCGTAGAGGTGCTCAGGGTCATCGAGTTCAGGGTCATAGCCGGGCTCTCCGGCCGTCACGGGCTTGGTCATCTTGTGCACGGCGCACCGGCACCCGGGGTGGGCGGGCGGCATCATCTTCCCGTTGCTGAAAGCGTGGTCCCACTGCACCTGCTCCCCGTGCAGGGCCCGGCACGATTCACAGCACTCGTTGAGCTCAGCGTCCCATTCCTTCACGTCATCCGGGCGGCCGTAGCCGTTGCCGATGGCGTCAGCCCATGTGGCGAAGCGGCCGAGGTTCTCACTGGTGAGGATCTCGGTGCGGGCGATGTTGTCTGCCCGGCGGCGGAGGAGTTTGGCGGCGTACCGTTCGCTCTGCTTGTCGGCGTACGCGGTGGCCTTGTCAAGGGGTTTGCCCTCCTTCAGGGCATTCGCCAGCACCCGCTCCCGCTGGTTGACCACGGCCTGAGCCCATGCCGGGTGCAGGCCCACGGTGTCACGGATGAGCCGGGCGGCCTTATCCCCGGTGAACTGGCCGTCAAGGGCCTGCCCCATGACGGCGCGCACGGTGGCCCGCTGGGTCTCCGTGATGGACCTGATGAGCTTGGAGCCCTGCGACTGGGCGTACTTCACGCTGAGGGCGTCCACGGCTTTCATGTCCACATCCACCCGGCCGTTGCCGACGAGGCGGTACTCCCCGGCGGCGGCCGCGCTGATGGTGGACGTCATGGGGACGGTGACCTGCCCCAGCTTGGTGATGAAGTCAGCCCACGGGGCAGTGTTCAGGAACCCCTCCACATCCCGGGCGCCGAGGAGGCGGCGACCGGCGGTGGACAGGGCGTGCTCCTGCAGGGGCTCCCATGAGGAGTTGATGATGCGGGAGGCGCGCGCCTCAGGCGTGGTGACCGTCTTGGCCACCGGCGCCCTCCGCTGGGCGTTACGCGGCCGCGGGGAGCGCACCAGCACCAGCGTCACCCCCGGGGCCGGGGATGACGTCAGCGGCCACGGGAGGCCCGCCGGGCTTGCCCGGGGGCGGGGCCTGCTGGGCGGCGAGCATGGCGGCCATGTCCTCAGGGCTCATCCCGGCGCCGAGGCCGGTGTCCTCCTGCTCATCCGGCTCATCCGCCGGGGGCAGGGAGGCGGTCTCACGGATGAAGTCCTCGAGCGTCGGGTCAGGGGTGATCACCCCGGCGTCCGTCATGGACTTGATGAAGGTGCCGAGGATGCCGAGGTCAATGTGGTCCACCTGACCGAAGACCAGTTTGGGGCACTCCTCGGTGTCCATGCCGTTGAGCTTGAGCAGGCGGGGGATGGCGTGGTTGTTCACGGTCTCCGCGATGGCCAGCGCGAGGGCCTCCACGGCCATCATCCACAGGTCGATCTTGGAGGCGCCGAGGGCCTGAGAGCCCACCCCCTCATGGCCGAGGAGTAGGAAGTCGGCGAGGACGGACATGGCGATCTGCTGGTTGTAGCGGGCCACGATCTTGTCCGTGTCAAACTGCCGGGAGCCGCCACTGCTGAGCAGTTGCAGGTCCATGATCTTGTTCCCGGCCTGATCGTAGGCGAGGGGGAAGATGACCCCCTCCATCTCGTTGCGCTTGATGCCGCGGACGATGGACTGGACGGCCTCCATGACCTGCTTCTCCGCCGGGGAGGCGGCTGAGCTCAGGTAGGCGGGGTCCATGAAGGCGACGGGCAGACCGGCGAGGTCACGCTCGATGCCGACTGCCTCAATCTCCTCGATGCGTTTCTTGAAAAAGTGCGGCCGGTAGGCGTTGCGGATGAGGGAGCGGCCCTCGGGGTTCCCGCGGGCGGTGTTGGTGCGGAAGAGCAGGGCCTTCTCAATCGGCACCGGCTTCGTCGCCCCGGTCTCAGTGGTCTGGACCATGCCGCGGAGGCCGCCGGTCTCATCAATGTCCCACCTGAGGAGGGATTCCTGCGAGCGCACGGGCCACTTCCGCCACCCCACCTTGCCATCGTTGTAGCGGCTGTTCTTCGTGGGGTCATCACTGGCGCCGCGGCGGTACTTGTAGACGAGCTCATGGTAGGACCAGCCGTAAGGCATCATGGAGAGCACGCCGGAGAGGGTGCTGGTCCATGACTCGCTCATGTCATCGAGGCACCCCTGCAGGAACTCCACCCGCTCATCGTCGCCGTCATGGGCCTCATCCTTTTCGATGTGCCAGTCCAGCCGGGTGACGGTCTTCTCAAAGGCGAAGAGGATGCCGCCGATGATGGGGTCATTGTCACTCATCTCGCGGTAGACCTTGCGGCCCGCGGAGCCCCGGAGTTTAGTGATGAACTCCTCGTTGATCTGGCCGCCGCTCTGGCGTAGCCCGGTGTTGCCGAGCTCCTGCATGTTGTTGTCAGCCAAAGCAGACCCTTCGCGTCGGTGGGCGGCCCACGAAAGAGGGGCCCGGTTCCACAGGTGATCCTATGGAGCCGGGCCCCTCTCATGCGTCGGAGACACGCCGGGGCACCTAACTAGGGTTCAGTCAGGTGACCTACCGGGGGTTAGAACGGGGGTTCCTGCCCGTTGCCCTGCGGCTGTCCGCCCTGCGGCTGGTACTGGCCCTGAGCCTGAGCCGTCACGGCCTGCTGTGCCGCGGACTGGTTCCAGTTGCCGCCCTGCTGGCCGGTGACGCCGGGGGTTGCCCACGGGTCCTCCGCCGCGGCGGGCTGGCCGCCTGCCTGCGGGCCATTCGCGGCCGCCTGCTGGTAGTGCTGGGCGTTGTGCTGGCCCTGCTGGCCGCCCCACTGCCCGCCGCCCTGCTGTGTCTGCTGGCCGCCCCACTGGCCGCCCTGCTGTGCGCCCGCCTGCTGGCCGCCCCACGTGCCGCCCTGCTGGTTGCCCTGCTGGCCGCCGCCGAAGCCTCCCTGCCCCTGCTGGCCGCCGCCGAAGCCGCCGCCCTGCTGGTTGTTGCTCTGCGTGCGGGTGACCACCGCGGAGGCGTATTTCAGGGACGGGCCAATCTCGTGGACCTCAAGCTCAATGACCGTGCGGTTCTCGCCCTCTTTGGTCTGGAACTTGCGGGACTTCAGGACGCCGGTGACAATGACGCGCATCCCCTTCTGCAGGGAGTCGGCCACGTTCTGGCCCAGTTCACGCCATGCGGAGCACCGCATGAAGAGGGTCTCGCCGTCCTTCCACTCGTTGCTCTGCCGGTCAAAGGTGCGCGGCGTGGAGGCCACGGTGAAGTTGGAGACGGCATCGCCGGAGCCCTGCGTGAAGCTGAGCTCGGGGTCAGCGGTGAGGTTGCCGATGATTGTAAGGGGGGTCTCGCCAGCCATGATTTAGTTCCGTTCTAGGTGGGGTTTTACGTGGTCATCCGAGCGTAACATAACCGGGGCTATGTTGCCACTCACTGGGACAGGGCCCCCGGTCTCCCGGGGGCCCCTCCGCCTACTTGGTGTAGAGCTCGTATTCCTTGGCGCCGCACCCAAACTGTGCCAGTGCCGTCGCCAGCTTGTCGTGCTGGGTGATGGTCTCATCACGCTCAGGGAAGCGGCCCTCGGCGCGGATTGCGGCGCCCTTGGCCCAGTCGTTGGTGAAGTAGCGGCTGATGCCCATGCGGGTCTTGTCCTCAGCCTTCCAGCGCGGTACGCACACCACCACGCCCAGCGTGGTCACCCGGCCGTCCTGCTGGGTCTTGACCACTCGGATGGTGCGGCCGTAGTCGTCGCGCTCCTTGTTGAACCAGACCTTGCCCTCGTACGGGCTGTTGAGGTTGCGGAGGCGGTTGGCTTCAATCAGGGTCTCGCGGGCGGCGGTGACTTCAGCGGCGGTGGGGGCGGTGGTGGCGTTCATGGTGACTCCTTCAGGTCTTCAGCTTGGCCGGTTGCCTTGCTGATAAGACGACTCTATAACAGTCTGTTAGACCGCGCAAGCCCGTCTTATGTGATCTGCGTCACACTCCGTTAGTCACCGCATCCCCGACCAGGGATTCAGCTGGCCGAGGGCCATGGGCGCCACGAGGACCGGCTGTTTCGCCGACTCATACACGGCGAGGAGCATGGCCTCTGCCCGGTCAGGGGAGTGCAGGCCGCGCTTCTTCATCTCCTTCTTCGACTCCACCACGATCTGGCCGGTGCTGTTGGAGGCGTACTGCGGCCCGTTCAGCTGGGCGAGCTCCTTCATGCTGATGGACAGGTAGAGGTCCTGCTCCCCCATGTTCCCCGCATCCGGCTGGATCAGCTGGCGGAAGTTCCACCACATCTCACTGCGGCTCGATGCGAACTTGTTGGAGTTGTGCGCCTTCTCCGCCACGTTGATGCCAATGATGTCAGCCCGGAACAGGCCCTCGCGCTTCCACGCCTGCAGGAGGCCGACGATGCCCCAGCCCACCCCAATGCTGTCGATCTTCACCCTGACGGGGGTGGTGATGCCGCGGGCGGCGTGCACCTTCTCCGCCGCGAGGATGTGGTCCTTGATGACCCCGGCGACGACCACGGAGGAGGCGTTGTCCTGCCCGGCCTTGGCGTACTCCACGGTCAGCTTCCACCCGTCAGCCTTGGCGATGACGAACTCATCACCGCCGTCCGCCGCAATGTCCACGCCGAGCTTGATGGGCTGGTCCCCCACCTCGATCACATTCTTGTGGGCGAGCTCAAGCCACGACATGGGCAGGGTCTTCGCCGTGTTGTCCTTGGGGAACTTGGCCAGCACGCGGGCCATGTAGAACGGTGAGTCCTCCCCGAACTCCTCAGCGAGCCCGGCCACCCAATCCCGGTCCACGAGGTGGTCAGCGACGGGGTGCGGGGGTACGCCCTCAGGGCAGGCCCGGCACTGCTCCGTCTCCTCCCCCGTGAAGTTGGGGGTATCGAACGCGCTGATTTCGATGTGGTTGTACCGGTCGCTGTTGCAGATGCCCTCAAACCATGTGCGCTCCGCGTCCACCGGCGGGTTGCCGAGGATGAGCATGCGGGTGTTCATGCCCGTGGTCAGCGCCTCAAGGTCCCGGCCGAAGCTCGGGCTGATGCCACCGGCCTCATCCACCACGATGAGCATGTTGGGGGAGTGGTAGCCGTTCAGGGCGGCCTCTTGATGATCCGGGGGCTTGATGCCTTCAGCGACGAGCTCACCGAGGTCACCGATCTTCCACTCCACCGGGTTCGTGTACCCCGGCAGGTTGTGGAGCGACTGGATGCGGCGGATGTGCGGCCACAGGGCATTCTTGACCTGCCGGAAGGTCGTTGACGTGGTGATGATCTTGGTGGTGCCCGGCGGGTACACCGTCGCCCAATAGGCCACCACGCGGGCGGCGAGGTGGGTTTTGCCCGGCGCGTGGCAGGCGGAGACGGTGGTGCGCTTGTGCGTGTGCAGGGACTCGAGAATCTCAATCTGCTTGGACCAGATGGTCTCCCCGAGGCCCGCTTGGACGAAGCCCACCGGGTCCCCCTGATACTTCATCCACGGGTTGTCCTTGCGGAACTGGATTTGCATGAGGAGGGCCCGGCGGGACTCCATGGGCAGGCGCGCCATGATGTTGCGGCGCCGCACCTCAGGCAGGCCTAGCAGGCGGTCGAGCTCACTTGTTGCCGTTGTCAATGAGGTCCTTCAGCTGTGCTTCCAAGTCATCCACGGTCAGGGAGATGCTGGCGGGGGAGCCGGGGGTGGCGCCCTCAAGGCTCACCTTGTCCCGGCGGGTGTAGCGTTCCGGTTTGGTGCGCTCAAGGAACCACGCCGCGGCGTGCCAGTCATCCGCGAAGGCGGCGTTGATGACGCCGAGGGCGCGCATCTCTGCCGCGGACTGGGCCTGCCGGGTGTGCAGGGTGGCCACCACGTACGGCCACTCCGCCTTGTTGAACTGCCGGGGGCAGTGCGTCCACATGTAGTCGAGGGAGTTGTTCGGCGCCTCAAGGAACTGGTCCATGATGGCGTCGTAGTCCACCCGGGGCAGGTTGCGCACCCGGTCCATCTCCATGTCGCCGCGCTCCCGCCACCCGTCGAAGGTGGAGGTACCGATGCCCGCGAACTCGCACGCGACTTTCACGTAGTTGCCGCCGCCGATGATCTGCACCAGCATCTTCAGCCGGGGCAGGGAGAGCTTGCTGGTGCGCCCGGCCATTACCGGCGCTCCAACACGGCCACGTCACCCGCGGCGTCGGTGACCTGCCAGCGGCCCCACAGGGCGGCCACCTCACGCGCGGCGTTGCCGAGGGGGTGCGTGGTGCGCTTGGAGGCTTTGCGGCCCTCCAAGATGATGGTGTGCACGCCTGAGGCGGCGAGGACGTCAGCGAAGGCGATGAAGTTGCCCTCCATGCCGTCATACACCTCGGGGAAGACGCGGCGGGCGAGGATGACCTCAATGCTCCGCTCGGCCAGCAGGGAGGCGAAGCCCTCAAGGGTGGCGGGGGTGACGTAGTTGAACCACACCGGCGCCTGCCCCCATGTGCCCGCCTCAAGCCCGGCGAGGTAGCTCTCCCGGTTCCCCTCCGCCGCGGTGGCCACATACCCCGCGGCCTGCAGGCGGGCCGTCAGGAGGCCCGTGCAGGCGCCGAGGTCCAGCACCCGGGCGCCGGGCGGCACGGTGGAGGCGAGGACGTTCCAGATGGCGTCATGAATCTGCGGGAATCGGCCGGCCTCGGCGAACTCCTGCAGGTACTCCGGGGAGTCGAACCGGCGGGTCACAGGGCGGCCGCCTCAAAGTGGCCCCGCTCCTCAGAAGTCTTGCCGTCCTCCGCCGGGTACCACGCCTTGCTGTACTGGTGGTTCGGAATGTCACGGATGGCGAAGACGCCCTGCTGGGAGAGCAGGGTGATTTCATCCAGCCCGGCGCCGATTTCCTTGGCGATGACCTTGGGATCGTAGTGGTGGTCCTCAATGAGCTCACGGACGATGGCGCTCATGTCCGTCGCCACGTGGGTGCCCTTGGCCCGGTTGATCCTGATGGTCATGAGCATGGCCTCCGCCCGGGTCAGGTCGAGGACGGCGACGGGCACGAGGCCGCCGAAGGCCGCGCGCACGGCCTTGCTGTCTTGACTC